ACATTTGCTGCTGCTGTGCCTCACCCAGGCATCCCGTCGATCATTCTTACCGTTAACAACAACATAGAAGGTGTCCAATGACAGTCATCGTGAAAGTGCTGATCCCAGCAAAGCAGGCTGAGAACGCCCAAACTACGCAATACACAGCCACCAATGTGCGTGCGATTATCGACAAGTTTACCGTCACGAATACCAGCGCAAACAATGTCACGTTTAGTTGTAATTTAGTGACGGTTAGTGGCTCGGCAGGCGCATCAAACCTAATCGTTGACGCTCGAACCATTGTGCCAGATGAGACTTACACTTGTCCAGAGCTAGTGGGTCAGGCGTTAGAGGCGGGTGGGTTTATTTCTACTCTTGCGGGAACTGCATCGTCTTTGACGATTCGCGCATCAGGCCGAGAGATAACTTAGAGGAATATGATGAAAAACTTTATGATTATCCCCAAAGGTTTTGCAGGGCTACCAATGGAAGAGGGGTTCTTGTCTCCGGCTGAGAACAAGAAGAACTTTATCGTCGCAGTGGAGAACTGGTACTACGGGCCAGAAGAACCAAGCAACGATCCTAAAGCTAACCCTGAGTTTTACGCTGCACTGGCTGATGCGATGCAATGCGATGAGAAAGACGCGAGACGCAAGCATTGCTCAAACTGCGGGTATTATGACAACAGTCTGATGGCACAGGTCAAAATCGAGCGCATTCCTATGGCGGGATACGACACAGGGTTTGGATTTCGTGGCCATTGCGAAAAACTTAATTTCATTTGCAACGACATGAGAGTGTGCCAGGCTTGGGAAGAACGTGAAGATGAGATGGATTGATATGCCAAAATGTGGCAAAATACTCTCGCTGAGTCAATCAAGCCACCAGCAGCTTATCCGTTTGGGATTCGTATGACCGATTGGCTTAGAGAGAACCTAGAAAAGAGTCTTGCTCTGCCTGCTCCCGCAACGGACTGGTTAATGATGCTCTATGGAGCAATCCAAGTCTTTGATGACGTTGCTGACGGTGATATTGTTAAGCGTCAGGACTTGAACGCCACCATCTGGAACACGTTGGTCGGTATGAATCGAAATATCTTTTGGATAGAGAACGCTCAGACTCTCACGCCAGTAGTCGCAACCATGATTTTAAAGTGGCAAGCATCCGATCAAGCTGAACGAGCTGGTCATGCTGATGCTCGCTCTTTCGTCTGGCGTGCAGGATTCTACGATGTGGTATTGATGACCGTGGCGTTATGCTACGGATCGAATCATGCGACAGAGGTGGCCAGTGAAGTCATGGCAATCTATGGCGAAAAATTAGAAGATTATTTGATGGAGTTTAATCATGCCTGATCCGGTCACAGGACTAGTCGTTGGTGGGTCAACACTGATTAGCGGTGCTATTCAAAGTAGTTCTGCTGGCAAAGCATCCAAAGCGCAGCAACAGTCTGCCGAGGCAGGCATTGCCGAACAACGCCGACAGTTTGATGCGTTGCAAAAAATCCTTAGTCCATACGTTTCGGCAGGCACGACAGCAATCGGTGCTTTGCAGCCTTTTACCCAAGCGGGTACTGAGGCGTTAGGTAGATTAAATCCTTTTATTGACGCTGGTACTCAAGCGTTAGGTCAATTACAGCCTTTCATCCAAGCGGGGACTAGAGCGTTAGGCGGTTTAGAGGAGTTTGGTGGGGCGGGAAGCCGTGCAATTGGTGGTTTAGAGAGTTATGGTGCAGCGGGGACTCGTGCAATAGGTGGATTAGACCCTTATGCTGCAGCAGGCGCACCAGCTCTCGCGCAACAGCAGGCGTTACTTGGTTTGCGTGGTCCACAGGCACAGCAATCATCTATTTCAGCTATTGAGCAAAGCCCAGCCTTTCAAGCTCAAGTACGCCAAGGTGAAGAGGCCATTCTTCAAGCGGCATCAGCAACGGGTGGCTTGCGTGGTGGTAATGTTCAAGCAGCTCTTGCACAGTTTCGCCCCCAGATGTTGCAACGAGAAATCGACTTGCAATATGGTCGACTGGGTGGGATGACATCATTAGGGGCAGGCACAACCCAAAACTTAGCAAATCTTGGATTAACTTCAACCCAAAACTTAGCTGGATTAGGGCAATCTTCATATCAAAACTTGGCAAGCATGGGGCAAACTACAGCGCAAAACTTAGCGCAGATGGGATTTACTGGAGCGCAAAACTTAGCGAACATGGGGCAAAGCTCAATTCAAAACATTGCACAACTTGGTCAAGCCTCGGCAGCGGGAACAGGATCAGCAGGATTGCAAACGGGCGCAAGAATTGCTAGTTTACAAGGTGACATTGGTTCAGCCCAAGCTGGTGCGAATTTGGCTCAAGGTCAAGCGTTGGCAAATGTGTTTAATCTTCCCTCTCAGTTCCTTGGGATGCAGTATGGGGCGCAAGGTCGAGCCAATAATGTAACGCCAGGGCTTGGTGGTTTATTCGGTTAAGGAGTCAAACGTGGTTCAGCCAGCAAATTACTCGATTAACGTCCAAAGCCCACTTCAAGCCTTTGGACAAGCGGCACAGTTCGGCGCAGGATTGGCCGAGATGGATGCCCGTCGGCAAGCACAGCAGCAAGAGGCTATTCGGCAGCAAGGTTTGAATCAAGAGTTTCAGCGAGTTAGCGCAATTCAAAATCCACAAGCCAAGGATTTTATGGCCTTGAGTTTGTTGCTGCCTCCAGCACAAATGGAGAGCGTGCGTAAAACTTACGACATGGGTTCGCAAGAGCAAAAAGACAATCAGTTGTTGTTTTCAGGCAAGGTTTTGTCTGCTTTTACGACAGGAAACAATCAGATTGGTGTTGATTTGTTAGAAAGCCGAGCTATTGCTGAGGAAAATTCTGGCAGAAAAGAGCAAGCTCAGGCGTTTCGCTCTTATGCAGAGTTGGCAAAAATTAACCCAGGCGCAGCCAAAACAACGATTGGTATGTTGTTGGCCACCTTGCCAGGCGGTGATAAGGTGATCGAAGCCACCACCAAAGCGCAGCTTGCGCCATTACAGGTCGCTGAACTCCAAGCTAAAGCGGCAGATAGACTTGCTGGTGGACAGCCAAAGCCAGGCTACAAACTGCTTACAGCAGCGGAAAATTTAGAATTGGGATTGCCAGAGGATATTCGTTTTCAAAAGAGTCCAGACGGACAAATTACAGAATTAAAAATTTCTGTTGCACCGAAAGAAAATTTCCGTGTACTTACGAAAGAGGAAAAGGTTGCTCGAGGATTGCCAGAGGATCAGGCGTTTCAAATTGGACCTGATCAAAAAATTTCACCAGTGAGTACAGGTCCGTTAGTTCAAATAGATCAGGGAGTTAAAAGAGATACTCTTATAACAAAGGAATTAGATATTCCTAGAGCACAAGAATTTAGTGCCGCAGCCGCATCTGCTAGAGGAGTGGCTAGAGACACTCGTATTATTAATGATTTATTAAGAGGTAAATCTGGTGGTGCTGTCATTAAACTTACCACTGAAGTTGCAAAAAACCTTGGATTTTCTACTGAAACGGTCACAGCAAACGACTTGGCAAATGCTCTCGCAACAAAAGCCGCTGTGCAGATTCGTCCAGCAGGCTCTGGTTCAACCTCTGACATTGAATTTAAATCTTTTGTAGCGTCGATCCCATCATTGTCGAATTCAGAAGGTGGACGTGAGTTAATGACCAAGTACTCTGAAGCCTTTGCAAAGCGTGCTGCAAAACTTGCGGATCATGCTCGAAAGCTCATTCGTGATGATAAGTATTCAGAGGAAGAGATTGCTCGTTTTGACGAAAGCCTTGGCGAAATGCTTGGTGCAGATTTCTATAATTTTAAAGGAGGCAAACGAGCAGGCGTGCAGCAGTATCAACCTCCGGCAATTACACCGAAGACTTCACAACCGCCTGCGGCTGCACCTCCGGCGCGTCCGGCAAGCGGCGTTAAATTTTTAGGATTTGAATAATGGCTACCGCTAGGTTTCAATTCCCTGATGGGCGCATTGGTCGATTTGAAGTGCCAGATGGTACGTCACCAGAGCAAGCACAGATACTGATTGAGCAAGCAGTCAGCGCAATGGGTGTGCAGTCACCAACCCCTGCCGCGACTGATCAATCCACTGTCGCTGCTCCGGCAGAAGGTATGCAGACACCACAAGCTACGGCTGCGCCAGTTGCTGCAGAAGCACCAGTTGCTGCGCCAGTTGCCGCTATTGCACCGGAAGCGGCTGTTGCACAGGAATCGACAGCACCTCAAGAGGGTCGTGGTGTGTTAGGCATGGTTGGTGATGTTGGTCGTGGGGTAGTCGAGGCTGTGACGGGCAGTGGGCGCGAAACTGAAACGATTAAAGCATTGCCAGAATGGACAAGTATGCCAGAGCTTAACTCTGCGTCATTCCGATCCGCACTGACTGGACTTGGCACGTTGCTTGCAAACCCTGACGAGATTTCACAGGTCGTGCAGGCTAACTTTCCAGATACGCAAGTATTCCAAGATGAGAAAGGTAATTACATCTTCCGATCATCCCTTGATGGTCGGGACTACGCAATCAAGCCAGGCATGAGAGTGAGTGACATTCCTCGTGTTATTGGAGGAATCGCGGCGTTCACTCCAGCGGGTCGTGCGACAACTATTTCAGGCGCGGGTCTTAAATCTGGATTAACACAAACAGGCATTGAAGCCTCTCAGGTGGCCGCTGGCGGCGAGTTCAGTCCGACTGAGGTTGGGCTAGCAAGTGCAGGCGGCGCAGCTGTTCCTGCGGTTGTAAAGACCGTGCAAGCGGGTCGTGCTGCGTTCAAGGGTCAACCCCCCGCTGCGCCTGCTCCTGCTGCGGGTGCGCTTGCGCCTGAAGGTAGTGCGCTCAATCCTGCTGCAGCGGCTGATACTGCCGCTGGTGCTGCCCCTGCTGCTCCTGCTGCAGCTGCAGGACAAATGACCACAGAGGAACTGATTGATACAGCAATGCAAGCTGGTCAAAAGTCAATTGTGCCTGGTCGACAGTCAAGAGCCGTTGAGGTATTGGCTGGTGAAACTGCGCCTGATCCAAAGGTTCTTGCAGCAGCCAAGCGGCTAGGGATTGACGAGTTTTTGCAGCCAGACCATGTGACCACAAATCAGGTTTATCGTGAACTGGCGCAAGCGGTCAAATCCATCCCAGGCTCAGAGGCTCGCCAAGCAGAGATGAAGGGTCTTGAGCAAGTGGGCAAACGTGCAAGCGATTTGATTGACGAGATCGGTGGCACGAAAGACTTTTCAACGTTAAACACAAAACTCCAGACTGCATTGCAAACTCAAGTTGATGACTTAGCAAAGAAATCAGACAAAATTTATGATGATGTTCTTAACAAAACGATTCCAAAACGGGTTGAGGTTAATGCCGAAAATATCCTAAATTTCATCCGCACAAGGGCAGAAGATTTAGGTGGCTTTCAAAATCTTTCTCCAATGGAAAAGGAAATATTTGGAAAGTTAGCACCTCGCAAAGTAAAAGTTGATGGCGTGGAGGTTGAGAAACTGCCCACTTATACTCTACTCGATGACGTTCGCAAGGATATTGGTTCAGCATATAAAGGAACAGGACCGTTCAAAGACGCAGACCGAGCGCAACTCGATCAGCTTTATGGTCGATTATCACAAGACCAATTAAGCGTGGCCGCGAAGTTTGGGGTCGACGATGCCTTAAAAGAAGCCAACTCCTTAGTGCGTATTCGCAAAGGCGTTGAGCAAGACATGACTGCTTTGTTTGGCAAGCAATTGCATCAAAGCATGGTGTCGAAGCTCGACAAGTCATTTAAAGCATTGACTAAGGGAGATGAGAAGCAGTTGATCGCATTGCTCAAAAGCGTGCCAGAGGATATGCGGTCAGAGGTCGTGGCATCAGGCATGAAGACTGCATTTGGTCGTGCCAGCATGGACAGACCGATTAGCTTTAATGACTATGCAACCTTTTACCAAGGGTTATTGCAGAACAAACAGGCTTATGCGGCGATTATGAGCAATTTGCCACAAGAATCACGCAAGCAGCTCTCCGACTTGTATCGTGTGTCTAATTCCATTGCAAAGGCATCCCGCGAACGAATCCAGACGGGTCGGCTGACCGCTGTGACAGATCAGCTTAAAGATGCTGATTCACTGATTGGCGGCATTATTGGATTGGCTCAAAAGAGCGCAGGCGTGGCCACACTTGAGACAGGTGCGAGGGCTGTTGGTCTGCCTGGTGCTGGCGTGGCTCTTTGGGCTATATCTGGACTTGGTAAAGATAAAACATCAAGGCAAAAAGTGGCAGACGCTGTGTTGTCATCGCCTGAGTTGTTGAGAGCATCGAGACTTGTCGCAGAGGGTCAGACCGAGGCGGGTGCTAACGTATTGGCCAAGAGTGCAGCGTTTGGGAAATTCGCCAAAGAGATGGGCATCCCAAAAGAGTTGAACGCCAAGACCCAGTGGATACTCAGCACCATGCAAACACAACGCCAACTGGCTGACGAACAGGAGTAATAAAGATGAGTGCATTGTCAATCGAAGTCCCTTTTCCGGTTTTTCAAGACCGTGATGGTCAGCCATTAGAAAATGGTTATGTCTGGCTAGGAGTTGCAAACCTTAATCCACAGACAAATCCTGTCATTGCTTATTTTGATGCTGCGTTGACCATCCCAGCAGCGCAGCCGCTACGCACGATCAACGGCTATATCTCTAACGCTGGCACACCAGCTCAGGTTTATATTGATGGAGCTAGTTTTAGTATATTGGTGCAAGACAGTAAAGGGTCGATGGTTTACAACTTCCCTGAAGGTAACGGAATTGGCGCAGATGCTTGCGGTTTAACTTATGATCCACCGTTTACAAATGCGGTAGCATACCCCGTCTGCGACAAACTAGCTCAGACCGTTAGCGTTAAAGACTTTGGTGCTGTTGGCGATGGGGTGGTAGATGATACAGCGGCGATACAGGCAGCAATTGACGCACTTCCTACAGGTCAAACATTAAATGGTCTTGGTTTGACCTATAAAGTTACAACTAGTTTAACTTTAAAAGCCAATATTACGTTAGAAAACTTTGTTATTGATTTTTCTACGGCAGGCAATTCTGGCGAATTGTTTGTGGCAAGCGGCTCACTTGGTAGCGCAATTGCTGTGTCTGCGGGATTAACTGTTAACCAAGCAACTTTTACTGTTGCTGATGGAACTGGTTTTGCAAATGAAGATTATGTATATATTAAGAGTTCTGATTTTTGGGACAATTGGGATGATCTGTGCATCATGGCAGAAACCCATAAAATTAAATCCGTAGTTGGTAATAGTATTACTTTGCATGACCCAATTCTTTATGCAATGCCAACTACTCCCACCATTCAAAAAATTACTACACTTGATAATTTAACGCTCCGTAACATTCGTGCGTTTGGTTCTGGTGTAGGTGCAGCAGGGGATCAAGAAGGCGCAAGGTTTTTCTATTGTAAAAATTTGTTGTTAGATCATTGTAATTTTACAAAGTTTGATGACAGATCAATAAGAATGGGCACTTGTATTGATTTTAATATTGTCAATGGAACTTACGGACAAGCATATAAAACAGGTATAGCTTATGGAATAGCAATTCAATCTGCGTCAATCAATGGAAAAATTAGCAATAACTTATTTTTTGATTGCCGACATGGGGTTACGCTGGGCGGGTCAAACGGGCCAAACAGGTATATTGTTGTTGATAGCAATAACTTTACTCTCTGTAGAGAAGCTGGAATGGACGCTCACACGGCTGCGGATTTGTGTGTAGTATCCAACAATACATTCCAATGCGATCCTGCAAATACATTTTCTGACGGAATTTTGTGGCGCAGCATCCATGTTGTGATTACTGGAAACGTAATTATTGATTCAGGCCGCCATGGAATTTTTGTCAGAAATAACGTAACGGGCGCATCTGGTGGATATTCAATTACCGGAAACACAATTATTCGTTGTAAAACTGACGGAATACTATGCGAAAAACAACATGAAGGCAATGTGGTAAATGTTGTTATTACAGGTAACAACATACAAGGTACATTCAGCGCATCTGGTTATGGAATTCTTGTTGTATCAGATTCAGGATATACAATTGCGATGGAAAATATTGTTATTGCAAATAATAATATTCGAAGTTTAGCGTTTCGTGGTATTACTGTATCAAGCGGCGATGCAACTTCTACGGTTAGAGGAGTAAACATTTCTAACAACGTAATTAACAGTTCATCAGCTTATACCGTTGGTATTTTAATATCTGCTCAAGTTGTAGCTGGAAATATCTCAGAAAGCATAATTTCTGGAAACGTAATTCGAGGAACTTTTGAAAGAGGCGTTTTAGGAACTAGGGACGAAAACACAATTGTTACAAATAACATTATTGAAACAGCTTCAATAGCAGCAATTACAATTGCAGCAACTAACAATGTTAACGCTAACAATCTTACATAAGGACTAAAATGATTACTCCTTCATATGGATTGACTGCAACAGAACGTGTTTTGCCACGTATGGCGTTGGATTTTACGACAGCAAGTCTTGATCCACGAGTAACATTTACTCGAACAGGTAATACTGCTACTGTGGTTAACTCAGGCGGGTATGTTGCACCTATTAACGCTGACTTGCCAAGATTTGATTTCAACCCTGTAACGCTTGCGTGTAATGGTTTGCTGATTGAAGAATCTCGTGTAAATCTGCTATTGCAAAGTCAAACATTTCAAACAACATGGGCTGCGACAGCTTGCTCAATAGATGATGACGCAACAAATGGCCCTGATGGTTTACTAACCGCTGACAAAATTATCCCCAATGTTGGAGCAAGTGTATCTAACACGGCTGCATCTGTATTGGTGCGTCAGGATATAACGAAAGCCGCCGCTGCAACAACATATACTTATTCAATTTTTGCCAAAGAAGGTGAATTTAACGGTATTCGTTTGTTTGTGCGTGATAACGCAGTATCTGGAAATAACGCTGTGGTTACGTTTTCGCTTGTGAATGGTTCTGTTGCTGTCGCTGCTGCTGCGGCTGGAACATTTACTAATGCAAGCGCAAGTGCTGGAACGCTTTACGCAAACGGTTTTTATCGTTTTAGTCTTACATTTACTACGGGAACAGAAACAACTGTTCGTATTCTTGCTATTCCAGCAAACTCAACGGCAACAACTGGCGATGGATCTAAAGGAATTTTTGTTTGGGGCGCGCAACTTGAAGCAAGCGCATTCGCTACAAGCTACATCCCCACAGTTGCATCAACAGTCACACGCAACCCTGACGTAGCGGTAATGACAAGCACTAACTTTAGTGATTGGTATACAGCATCAACGGGTGCGGCGGTTGTTTGGGCGATACCTCAAACCGCAACAGGTGTAAGACCGTTGATTCAATTTGACGATACAACGGCAAATGAAATTATTGCTCTGCGTGGAAACGTTGCAAATCCAGAACTTTATATTGTTGATGGTGGCGCACCGCAAGCGCAAATTGACGCTGGTACGATTGTTGCAAATACAACCTATAAATTATCTGGCGCATGGAATACAGATTCATGTGCTGCGGCACAAAACGGTGCAGCAACAGTTACAGACAATACAGCAACCATTCCTACACCGACTCAATTAAGGATTGGTTCTGACGGTACTAATTATGCCTCTGCGTTAATTCAAAAAATAATGTATTACCCACAACGTATTATTGACGCTGAAGTACAAGCAATTTCTAAATAGGCGCATTATGAAAACCCTTGAACATTCCGCATACGCACTTTTATTCATGGCGATCATTGGATTGCTGACAGGCGATTGGTTTGCTGGTGCTTGCTTTGGGTCTGCGTTTTTTGTGGGCCGAGAACACGCTCAAGCTGAGTATCGGGTAATTCAAAAGTTCTACGAAGGCAAGCGAGCAAATATGCCTTGGTATGGTGGCTTTGAACCCAGAGGCTGGGATATAAAGTCGATGTTGGATTGGATATTGCCAACAGTTATTACAATGACAATTGCAATTTCAATTTATTTCTGGGGTTAATTATGTTAAAAACCGTCGCTTTCCTACCTGGCTCTGCGCCAGCCTTTATTCTCAGCCCAGATGGAATCATCACAGAGGCTGGCACATCGCGCACGCTATCGGCTGCTGACAACGGCAAGGTGATCTATTGCACCAGTGGCTCGGCCACTACGATTACCTGTGCCACAGGGCTTGGCAAGGGGTTTACTTGCACGATTATCCAAGGCGGCGCAGGAAAGGTTACAGTCGCAGCTGGTGCGGCTACGATTAACTCCTATTCTGGCTTGTTGAGCGCAATGGGACAATTTGCTGTTATTTCGCTCATCAGCGCAGTCGCGGATCAATTCATCGCAGCCGGAAACCTCGGCGTTTAATCTGGAGTCATCATGGCACAAAACTCACAAATCGCATTTGCCCCATTAGGCAACACGGTACTTATCCCTGCGGCAGCGGTTGCCCCAACTGGCGTGCAAGCGTTGGTCGCATCTAAGTTCGACGCTCAAAGCACAGGACAGTACAGGATCATTAACTCCAGTACCAACATTGTGTACTTAGGTGTTGGCCAGACTGCGGCAGCTGCCACAGCGAACGCTGTCGCGCCTGTTGCGGGTACTCCATCTGCGGCCATCGTGCTAGTGCCAGGTGCTGTAGAAATCTTACGGTTTGGGCGTGTGGCATTCTTTTCTGGTCTTGCTGCAGCTGCGTCGAGCGTCTTTATCGTTCAGGGCGAAGGTATGTGATGGACTGGCAGAATCTTATCAACATAGCTTTCGGTGCAGCATTAGCGACTATTGGTTGGTTTGCCCGTCAATTGTGGGATGCTGTCCAAAAACTTAAATCTGACATGAGCAGGCTTGAACTATCTATTAGCGACAATTACGTTAAGAAAGACGATTGGAAAGATGGCATCAAAGAGCTGAAAGAGATGCTCGGCAAGATTTTTGACAAACTCGACTCTAAACAAGACAGGTGAAATCATCGACCCGCTAACCATTCTCGCAGCACTTGGCCCGTTGGCGGTCGATTTGGGTAAAAGCCTGATCGGTCGTTTCATTCAGACTGACGTATACAAGCCAGTAAACATTGGTGAGTACGTTCAAATGCGTGGCATTGATCTTGAGATGTTTAAGGCCATGAATAGCGTTGGAGGCGCAGGAACGACTTACCCTTGGGTAGAGGCTATCGTTCGGCTAATGCGCCCAGGCGTGGCGGCTGTGGTGCTTGGCACATGGTCATTTATGATGATGACAGGTCAAGACAGCGCAGCCGTCAATAATTTTGCGTCTGCTGTAGGTTTTTACCTGTTTGGGGATCGCACTCTTTTCTACGCACAGAAGAAATAATGTTTGCCTTTTCTGAACGCTCTCTTAATAACCTTAAAGGCGTACATCCTAAGTTGGTTGCCGTTGTCCATCGTGCTTTGGAGTTAAGCGCAATAGACTTTACGGTTTTGGAAGGTGTGCGCTCGCAAGCTCGACAAGATGAGCTGTGGGCGCAAGGGCGAACTAAGCCTGGTGCGGTCGTGACATGGGTGCAAACATCAGGCACACACGGTATTCAGGCAGATGGCTACGGTCACGCTGTAGACCTTGCACCTTACCCGATTGATTGGAATGACTTGCCTCGATTTGACCAACTTGCCAACACCATGTTTGCAGCAGCTAAAGAGCTTGGCGTGACGCTGCGCTGGGGCGGCAATTGGAACATGAACGACACGATTCATGAACGTGGCGAGTCTGACAGCCCACATTTTGAGTTATTTAATCAGGTGACATGATGAAAACGCTTACTGTAATTAGCACCGTTATCTTGTTTTGGGTTTTAGCCTTATTTTCTACTATTCAAGCCCAGACCATAGCCATCTGTAAAGGCGAATATGCCTTGTGTGCAGCCTCGCCAACGACTTTAACTGGCAAGTCTATATCTGTGGCAGGCAAGACGTTTAAAGAGGGCGTAGCGGTCTGTCCTGTGCTGTCAGGGGACGCTGTGGCAAACATGACGCTGATGCAAGGATCGTGTGACGCACCAAAGGGCAAGGTTTGGAGTCTGTTTGGAGTGCCACCATTGACTGCCTATCCACAAGCACCGGATTGGTCAGTACAGCCTGCCGTGTTTCGTAGCTTTAAGGTCGGTGACACGCCGACCACAGGTATGTCAAATATGTGGTCGTTTCTATGTACTAAGCAAACTAAGCAAGTTAATGGCGTGACACTAGCAAGTTGTTACGGGCCAGTCATGGAATCACCTTGGACAGGCAACCACGTTGTAAGTGGAGAGACAGCGTTCACACAAGCACCAGTTGGGGCTACTTACCCCGTTGGCGGTAATGTTCCGTAGGTTTGTAGAAGTTAGTGCAATACGCACACATTCCATTTCGTAACTCTACGCAAACCTGACCACAACCGTCACAAATCCAATCTTTAGGATATGTCGGCGGCTTGCGTCTAGTGCGATACATGAAGATCATGCCACCAACCGTGACTGCAGCAGACAAGTAAAACACAAACATCCAGTCCCAGAGTGTCATTTAACACCTCCAGACATTGCACGATCAACTTCGTAATTCATTTGGGGTTCAGTCACCATGAATAACTGCGATGTGTATTTGTTGAGCCAACGGTAACGTAGCGCATCTCTGCGTAACCGTTCAATTTCTGTTGCATTTGATTCTAGCTCTGCTTTCAGCTCACGAGCAACAAATAGGGCTTCGTTCATTCTTGCAGACCACACAGATGGTGGCGCAACCAGTAGCGCATCAATGATTAAGTCAATTTTGCCCATGATTATCCTTTTGGTTTAACTGGCGACGCAAAGCAAAGATTTTCTCGGCAAACTCAATCAATGCCTCCCGCAGTGATTTGTTAGATTCTTGCAAATTTCTTATGTACTCAGCGGCCTCAATTTGTTCTTCAGGTTTCATCACATACCCGTGTTCTAGGTAGCGCAGAATGTTGTCAGGTGTCATGGCTGATCCTTGTCTAAAGCATACAGAGCTGTATATAGATGCGGAAGGGTCGTATCGTTAATCAACACACCTTTATCCCCAATGAACCCTATAGGTTTTAATTTAGCTAGATTGTCAGCAGCCTGGCGAAAGGCACAAGGATTAAATTCAGCGTTGCAACGATCTCCACAAGCCTCTTTAAACAGATGGATATAGTCGGCCTTGTTCATAAACGTAATCCAAACGGGTTGTGAGCGTGTTTAACAACGAGGTTTTCGTAATTATCTGAAGATTCTGTAGCAGTCGGTGCTTGTCGAATAGTGACATACACACAGGGAGAGCCACGCCTACCATCCCCACGTTTCTCGATCTTGTTATTGCGCTGAAGTTTGGCAAGTTGAGTGTAAATGCTGATCTTTTCAAGACCACAGTAATCAGCAATATCAACTGTTGTTTTAGGTTCAATGCAATACCGCAATATCTTTTGTTCTGTTGACATATATTCCCTTTAAAAGGATACATTAAGCTATCTAAACACAACATTCAAGATGTATTTATTAAGTGATAACCCTTACTCTGTTTATTTAGAATATAGATACCCTACCCTTATACCCACCCACCGTAGTAGTTGAGGATAAATCCTTTACGACAGACCTGTGCGTTGTAACGCTTATGGCAGGCAGCTCATCCCACCCGTAGATTCCCTAAATTACTAGCAGTCCTTGCAAGTAATAAAGATCAATACCTACAGTAAATGGTTTTACTAGATTTCTCTAGTCTGTCTATATCCTGTTCGATTTCTCTACTAGGGGGTGCGGGTCACACCGGATAAAGCGTAGTAATAACTGTATAACTGACCTGTATGGGTACGAGTGGTCACTCTATTAGCTGATGCGCCCTGACAGCTGTTTTAAAAAACAAAAAAGCCGTTTTAATCTGTATCCTGGTGAGAGAAACCACTATCGTTTTCAAGGCGCAAGTGGATCAGGCTACAGACTAAAACGGCTTCGTTATCTCTCACGACAACAATTCAATTATGCCTCTTTTTTCCCGATGTGTCAAGTTGTTGGTATGTTACTCGCTGCACCTTGGCAAGCTGTTTCCAACTGCAAACTAGTATGGTTGGCAGGTGCTACCTTATGATCCATGGCATTTGCTTTCACATACCAACACGACTGATGACTGCCTTGCAAGGAGGTTGGTTAGCGTTGAACCCAATCATCATGCGTGTTGGTGCTTGTCTTTCCAAGCGGTCAAGCCCTAAAGCTAGGCTATTGAAACATGACCCTTATCATTGTTTGTTTCATGCTTGCTAAAGGCTTAATCAGTCTAATGCAACTCAGGCCAGATTTGTTGCCAATTGGGGATTTCTTTTCTTGACCACTTACCGTTTGATTTCTTTTCAAGCTCGGCAGCCAGCAACACTAACTTATCGCCAGGCAAACCGTTGTTGCGCCATTGGCTAACACTTGAAGGCGTGACACGGCAGAGCTTGGCTACAGCAAACGTGCCACCTAATGTTTGGATGATTTCTGTTGTATTCATGTTAGATATCTTAACATAAATGCTTTCTATTTGACTTATCTATTTAGTTAGCTTAATATTAATCATGGCAATTAGCCATTAACCACGATACAAGGTGCAAAATGAACGAATTAGCAAAAGCATTGGTCAAGGCTCAGGCAGCAATGTCACACGCAGCCAAAGATAGTAAAAACCCACACTTTAAATCTGCATACTCTAGCTTGGCATCTGTCATTGATGCTGTCAGACCACATCTGTCAACTAACGGATTAGCTGTTGTACAAAAGACACATGATGCTGAAGGTGGCGTTTGTGTTGAGACCGTGATTATTCACGAATCAGGTCAGGAAATGTCTTGCGGCAAATTGTTTGTGCCTGCATCAAAACAAGACGCGCAGGGCATGGGGTCAGCTTTAAGTTACGCAAAGAGGTACTCAATCCAAGCGGCCTTTTGCGTTGCGAGTGAGGATGATGACGGTAATGCAGCGGTTAAATCTGCGCCCCCAAAGGTTGAGAAACCCAAAGGCATAGATATGGATGCAACTGTTGACCAAATGGCGGCAGCGGTCAGCTATGAAAGCCTGAAGGACATATTTAGACTGGCTTGGACACAATGCCTGAAAGAACAACAACCCGTCTTGAAAGCAATGTACGACGGAATCAAAGCAAACTGGGAGAATCAATAGTGGCTACGGACTTAAATCATTGTACTTTTATCGGCAGGCTTGGGCGTGATCCTGAATCACGTTACACAGCTGACGGTAACGCAATCTGCAATTTTTCTATTGCAGTCGGTTACAAGACCGCAACAAAGGAAACGACAGAATGGGTCAGGATCACGACTTTTGGTAAGTTGGCAGGAATATGTGCCGACTACCTAAAGAAAGGCTCACAGGTCTTTATAGCGGGTCGTATGACTACTCGCAAGTGGGTCAACAAAGATGGCGTGGATCAATACACAACGGAGGTGGTTGCTGATCAAATGCAGATGCTTGGTGGTCGGTCTGCGGAAGCCAATGAGCCAGCTGCTGTGCCTATACCTAAACTTGATGCATACAGGTCGATCAAAGAAGGCGTAGTTGTGCCTTTTGAAGATCTGCAAGACGATCCACCGTTCTGATGACGCAATCCGAAGAAGCAATACTTATTTCTTGGAGATTGCAGCAATGGTATCTAGGCATGGTTCTTGACGCAAGGGCCATGCAAGATTTACAGGATGCAATCGAGATGCTTAAAACTTTAGCTAAACAGGTACAAAAATGAACATTTACTTTGATATTGAAACGATCCCATCTCAATCATTTGCCGCAATTGAGCTGATTAAGGCTGACATTGAGAAACAAAAGATGTCCGTCAAAGCACCCAGCAACTACAAAGATCAAGAAAAGATCGACGCTTACATCAAAGCTGAGGTTGAAAAGCTCGATGCTGAGTTTGATGCAACGTACCGTAAAACGAGTTTTGACGGTGGTCTTGGCGAGATATGCTGCATTGGCTATGCCATTGATGACAATGCGCCTGTGTCGATCTATGGCGGCTCTGAGGCAGATGTTTTGCACAAGTTTTATCAGGCAATTATGGATGAATACAATCCATCGTCACAGACCAGACCTGTGTTTATTGGCCACAACATTGTCAGCTTTGACTTGCGGTTCTTGTTTCAACGCTCTGTGATGAACAACGTGAAGCCACCGTTTATGATCCCGTTCTCTGCAAAACCGTGGGATGAGTCGATCTTTGACACGATGACAGCCTGGGCAGGCCACGGCAACCGTGTCAGTCTCGACAAGCTGTGCAAAATCTTTAACATTCCGTTAAAGGGCATCGAAATCGGCGAGGAAATTGACGGATCGAAGGTTTGGGATTTCTACCGAGCTGGGCGCATTGCTGACATTGCTCGATATTGCGAAGGTGACGTAGAGCGAACCAGACAGGCGTACAAACGGATGACTTTCCAGTAAAATAAATTGTCGGCGTTGTTCACTCCTTGTTCCGCTGACCGCCCCTTAATTGGGGCGTTTTGTTGTAAAAATCCAAATAAATCAAAAATAATTACAAAAACTAGGGTAAACACCTATGACATTACTGTTTAGATAGCTTAATATCTGTACATGGCAACAACGCCACAAACCACGAAAAAAGGTACATAAATGAATAACGAAATGTTCGGTTGCAACCCAGACAAATTTATCGAAAGCGTTAAAGATTCGATTACATACAAATTTAGCGGTGCATACATGGTTGCAATGGGTCTTATGTCAGATGCTCAAGAATTGATTGCAATGGATGCAAAAGAACAAGCTCGTAAAACTTTGAATTTGGCAAAATACATTATTGGCGAAATTAGCGATGGTAATTTGATTGGTACTGTTCAGCGTTAATTAAACGGGGCGCAAGCCCCATCACTACGACAAAAGGTACATAAATGAACAAAGTAACGAAAGACTTAATGAAATGGTTTCCGGTTTTGGGTGAAGGCAACGCTTTAAATGTTCACAGCCAATTGATGATCGAGGGCATTGACTTTTCTAGCATCAGCAACAAAGAACTGAAAGCCGAAGCCAAGCGTGTCATTATCGAAATGTACGGAGACGAATAATGAAATACGCATACACACAACTAACCGACGAAGGCAAACGCCAACTCATGCGCGATCTCAGCCGTGAGCTGTCCGACAGAAAGATTGCAGAGCTGATGGATCAATTTGCCGATGGCGTGAAAATTGACAGTACAGGCGAAGCGTACATCAAGATTGACCGTGATGACGTTTTATGCTGCGCTGTGCCGTTGTACACGCATTACATCGAAGAAAGCTACATTGAAACCGTAACAGCCAACGAGGAAGATTATGAATAAGCACAATTGGCCTTTCTTTACAGACCTTGGCGATTCAAACTGGACTGGACGCACCACTCGCACAATGCGTTGCCAGACACGCTACACCTCTGCTGATGAGCAAATACCTGTCATCGCATGGATTGGCGGCGCATTGTTCTTGGCGTTGGTCTTTGGCTATATTCCGTTACTTTGGGTGCTAATGGTATGAACGATGAATTAAAAGATATTGTTAAACAAGCAAGATTGCCAGCTTGCCATTTAAGTCATCCAGTAGCACTTAAACGCTTTGCCGAACTTGTGCGCCAAGATGAGCGTAAAAGTTGCGCCAACATTCTTGATGCGTTTGCTGAGGATATGGAAAACAAAGAATGGACATTGGGCGCAGCGGCAATGCGTGGTGCTGCCGACACAATCAGGTTTAAACAAACTAATGATGAAACAGAAGGACAAAAATGAACCAAGTCGCTCGTAACACCGATCCCGCCACCAGTTGGGCTGCTGCTGACTCTGCAAAGTCTTTAGCGGCTCAACACGCCACGATAATCATTCAAGCATTATGCAAGTATGGGGCAATGGGCAAAGACGGTATAGCGCAGATTACGGGACTTGATGGCAATCAGGTTGCCAGGCGGCTGAGTGAGCTAGAACGCAATCACGAGATCCTGCTGACGGGTCGAAATGTGCAAAGCAAAAGTGGTCGGGCAGAACGGGAATGGAAGGTTATGCCGAAACAGATGGATTTGATATGACCGAGTATTCACCACATCCGTGCATAGAATACATTTATGACAATGCGCCAGCCTATGCCAAAGCTAAAGGCGAGCTGGCGCAACTAGAGGCGTTTAAATCAAGCCTAAAAGCTATCTTAATGAAGAAATCTGGCGAAACCGCCGTGTCAGCCCAAGAACGCGAGGCATACGCTCACCCTGATTATCAGAACTTGTGTGACGCAATTGGCGCAGCAACTGAGAAAGCAGAATTGTTAAAGTGGCGGCTCACGAGCGCACAACTTAGGTTTGATGCCTGGCGCACCGAGCAGGCCAGTAACCGTCAAATTGAGAAATTAACGAAATGAGCCACGAATTACTAAAACAGGTAGCTGCAATAACAAATAAGAAAACCACAAAACTATCAGCAACTGAAGTTTTAGAACTTCAAATATGCGCTTCAGTCTTAGA